AAACAACTCAAACCAAATCTAAAAAACTTAAAACAACTCAAACTAGACTACAATGCAATCTACTTGTACTCACATTAACCTTAGTGGTGTTTGTGAGTGGTAATCTAGATATTTACTTAAGATTCCTTCTGCTAAACCATGCATCAATTGCAATGGCAAAGTTCTTTGTAAGATAGCTAAGGAATAAAAAGTTGAGCTAACTGACCTTGTACCTCCTGAAATTACCAGGTTAGCTCAATATTTCGCTGATAGATAAGAATCATACTTATTTATTGGGAAATTATAAACCCGCAAAATAGAATTTATGGCATATCCATATTAGAGTATGGATGGATATACCAGAGCAAGGGCTCTAAGAATAGCGTGTAATGGTTGTACTACTCTTAGTTAGTCTTAGATGTTCAATTTTCAGTGTTCCTGTGTTAATGCATTCAAAGTTAAAAAACACATATTGTTGGAAACTGTTGATTTGGAAACTTGGACATCAATCATGGATGAGGCTGATAAGCATTAAATATTTGTTTATGTCCATGACTTGTGTTCCTTACCATATACGGTTGAATATGAGTATGGAATGTTTGTTTATGTTCCTGATACTAAGCGAACTTAACCTGAGCAATTCATTGAAAACGAAGTGATAGTTGATTCACTTAAAGTTTCAATTAAAAGACCAGTTATTAATAACTGGATAGGATCATTGAAATCTCTTTGGACTAAGAGATTCATATCCACTGTTTACATTTCTTATGGTGAAGTGTAAGTTAATGTTACAGATTTATTAATTGCTTACACAGAATCTGTCTTGAATGGAACAAGAATTACTACTTCTCAGTAATTACTTGATTCTTATAACCGCATTCAAAAACATGTACTGATGAAATTGCCTGAATAGTAGTACGTGTATCATAAGTAAGTGGTCTATTTGCATAAATTAACCACAACATAGAGGAATGAAAAGATTTATGCATTAGTATTGCACTACGTAACTGAGCAATAAGGGCTGCTTACTTCTAGTGACGCTTGGTTAAAGAAAGTTGATAATTATCCAAGCATGTTTATGGTTGGTGATTCTACCATTATGGGTGTCGTTGGAACAAAAGAAATACCTGAATAAAAGAAAGGATCACAAATAACGGAGATATCATATCCCATTGCTGAGAATTCAGCATCATTATTCTAGGAGGTTGGTCCATCGATAAATGGCCACCATAGAATTGTACCACCAGCAGATAGTTAGGAGAGTGTTTTAAATAGCTTACAATGTCGATAGAATGCATTCACATTGGATACTGAGCTTGACGGGGCCACTAAAGCTTATTTAGAACAAGTTGCTGAAGAATTGGCAAGATATTGCTAATATGATTTGAAGGATATTGATGATGTCGTCTAAGGTTATGATGGCGCAAAAAAACTCCGTTATGAGAAGGCTCGAGAAGTTGTCAGGTATTAAAACCTGTTATTTAATAACGATTTTAATACTAATAGGAAGACCTTCTTAAAGTGTGAAGCTTTGTATAAAGGACGTGAAGATGGTCCTGAATAAGTATCATGGAGATTGATTTAAGGTATTGCTGATGAATGTACATTGGTATTATAATCTGCCATGATACCCTTGTCAAAAGCTGTTGCACAATTGCCTAACTATACTGAGTCTATATTATCCAAATTTGTTTACACATCTGGGATGGATGCCAATGCAATTGGATCAGCTGTTGATGAAGCTGTTTTTGAAGCAGGAGATAACTACAGTTGTATTGAGGCTGATTTTACAAATTATGATGCTTCATAAGGATAATGGTGCAATAAATTTGAACGTTACTTATTCTAAATGTGTGTTTAAAATAAGTAACATTGTTGTTATGACTCAGTTGATTACTTGCTATCTAAGTAATCACATACTACCGGTTTTGTTTAAAACCGTAAATCTGGAGGATAAGTGTTATATTCAACACCCTTCACTCGTAAATCTGGTGATGCTAATACTAGTGTTGGAAATAGCGTATTGAATATCGCTGCTACTAGATTTGCATATAAAGAAGTTTGTATTCTTGATGATGTTTAAAAAGTATTCATTCTTGGTGATGACAATCTTACTATTTTAAAGCATCGATTGTCTAACCCGTAAGCTTACCTTAATTCTTTGAAAAAAGCTTATGCTACATTGGGATTTACTGTCAAATTAAAATATACTGAACATATTGCAAAAGTTGAATATTGTAATATGATTTTTGCTCCTGTTATTGATTATAATGGTAAATAATCATTAACCTTGATTTCCAAAGCTTATCGGTTGTTATTGAAATTTAATGCTGTTAGGAAATCTTCTATTAAATCGACTTTGAAATAGTATATTTTTGACAATTTGTTTGCTATTAAAAATACATTATAATTCTATCCTGGAATTAAATGTTATTAAGATATTATTTCTAGTGATCTCAGGCCTTAGCATACTTATGCTATGGATAATTAAATCATGAAAACTCCAAAGAATGTCTATTAGCCCGACATGCAATAATGGAGGTTGTTTACTATTCTTAGATATGATTTAACTCCTGATTAAATGGTCACTGACATTGACCTTACAAAACCAGGGAACCATTATATTTCTTGGTTTGATAATGTATAGGCTGCAGATTCTGGCGCGGAAGCACCTAAATTACATAATTAGTTAGTGGATACTTTAGTAATTCCTCCTAAAACGTCCATTAATCTTTTTGTTAAAACTTTACCAAAATATGATCCGAATCAATATAATATGGATTATTCACCAGTTAGACATTATATTGATCCACATATTCAGGAATATAAGTCACCTGAATATGTCCATGAAGATATACGTAAGCAATCTTCATTAATGATGGATAATTCTGGTAAACCATTTTAAATGATCAAGCAACCACCTGTGAACACATCTGTTTCAGGTGGTAAACCTGCTTGATTGCACTGGTCCAGGGACCAGGGGATGACTTGATTATTATGTTGGTTGATCAGTCACACAGGTACAATCGAAAGCTACTGTGTAAAATCTCTTTAGGCCTGGACCACTTCACGTGCTACTGCTAGCACTGCTTAGCAGAACTCATATAATTTACTTACACTTTTATGTAGCAATATATGAGAAACAATAGGTTGCCTAATTATCGGTAATAGGTACCTAAATAATTCCGCAAGGTTAATCAAAAACCTAAGAAGAAGAAAAGGTAAAATAATAAAAAACCTAGTTTTTTTTAATAAGCTGTTAATCTAGGTTCAAAGTATGTTTTACCTGTTGCCAAACGTATTTTAGGTTTTGGTGACTATAAAGTTGAGAATAACACTAAGTTTAATTCATTATTTTAAGCTGGTTAGTATTAATTTGCTAAGAAAAGGACTGTTATCACACATAGAGAGTTTATCTGTGATATCATATCATCTGCTACTGCTAATACATTTTAGTACTTAACCTTTAGTGTTAATCCAGGATAAAGTGCCACATTTCCGTGGTTATCCTTGGTGGCTCAGAATTTTGAGTCTTATAAGATGCATGGATTAGTATTTGAATACAAATCCATGAGTGCTGATGCATTGAATAGTGTCAACACTGCATTGGGATAAGTCATATTGTCATTATAATATGATGCTGCTAATTTACCCTTCGTTGACAAATAGTCCCAAGAAGCGTATGATGGTTCTATTTCTGTTAAACCATCCTAAAGCGTTTTGTTAGGCGTTGAATGTGCACCAAGGGCCAACGTTTTAGATCAATTGTATATACGCAATAATTCATTGCCTCCAAACACTGCCATACAATTTTGTGATATGGGTGTATTGTAGGTATCTACCAACGGTTTATAAGGCACCTCAGTCAACTGCGGGGAACTGTGGGTTACCTATAACGTTGAGTTTATTCATGAGAAACTTGATATTGATATTGGTGAGAACTATGCTAGATTCAATTTATATGCACCAACTAGTGGTTTTGCTAATGGTCATTTAGCTACACTAGAATCTGGATCAAATCAAGTTACCATGACAAACGGTCAAATCAATCTTAATTTACTAGCACCTGGTTAGTATTAATTGATTCTTCTTATTAATGCAACAGTCACTTAAACTGCTTCTTCTATCACTGCTACTAATTCTATACCTTAAGATATTTATGTAGCTGCAACTGATAGTATCGCTGATTGCAATAATACGAATATGATCGTTATGTTTGCTTTCTAGACAATCAACACTGGTGTGGTTATCAATTTGTCTGGAGTCACTTGGACCGGAAGCAGCACATCTGCTGATATTATTCTTGTTTAAGCCGGTAATCCTTAGTGAGCAAACATGTTGGAGTAGACATCTCCGTGAACAAAAACCTCCATTTTCCAATGGTTATGGGGCCACGAAGTGGGAGCACAGGCTCGTCGCAGAAGTTAAATCTGCTTAACCAAAAACCTTGCTAATCAGTCATTATCTAGAGCTGTTAGCAACTCCAAGTAGGGGGC